CGTTTCATCTTGTTCCGATTTGCTATTTGGTCTTGCAGTACCAGTTGATACAAACTCCCATATTTTATTTAATGTTGATTTTTTCTTATTGTTTAATTCTTCAATCTGAAAGTCCAAAGCATCTTCTTCATCATAATCAACTTTTCTATCGTCTATTAAAATCCAATTTTCCAAATCTTCATCTTCTCCAAACTCATCAATAAACTTATCTAACTCTGATTTTTCAGAGGACATCTCAATACCCGTTTCTTCCTCAATTGCTTCATCATCTTGCACCGATTTATCTACATCTGTAAACTCTAAAGGTTGTAATGTTGTGAAATATAGGTTTAAACTAATATCGTTGTATGCCAATATTTGGTCAAAACTATCAATAAGCAACTCTTGGAACGGTCTGATAACTGTATTATCCATTAAAAGCGAAGCAGTCTTTATTTCTTCTGCGTTGTTACCTAAACCACTACCGTCTTTTATACCTAATAACATAGGCGATACAATACGATGTGCAACCATTATCTTTTGTGTACTTTCTTCTGATAAGAATTGGTACTGATTATGTGCGTCTGATAATTGAACTGGCGTTATCTCTGCTTGGCTTTCCTTATTGTCGTTAAAAGCAAGTATAAACTTCCCAGCATTAGACGTTCCACTAAACTTGTTGGCTATCTTCTTCTCAATTAGTTGCCTTTCTTGTTGGTTAGGAGTACCGTTATTGAAGTTAATTAGCATCGATGGTGCTAAACCATTCATAATGTTATTTAGGTGGTAATTCGATACCTCCTCCTCTAATTCAGCGTACTGTAACCCACCTTGATAATCAACGGGACTATAATAATAGAAACCACTCTTATAAGGCTTAACATAATATATTTCAATATCCTCATTTGACATACCAAACGCTGGTATTCTTAAAGGAACATCATTTCTTTTAATATTTGCCCAATCTTTAAAGTAGTAATACGCTGGAACATCTCCATCTTCGTTACACTTCTCTGCCCTTAACGTTTCAATAGGCATATGTTCAACTTGAACTATCTTACTTCTATCCTTTGAGTAAATTACTTGAATAGCACAATTACCCATTAACTTTAGATCATAACACAATTTTCTTACAACATCTTTTTTAAATAAAGATATCATTTGTGCGTACTCGTTTGGTTTTTTGTTACTATCGGTAGCGTTTAAGCCTTTACCATAAATCTGTTGGCTAATACCATTAATCGCAGCGTTGTTTGTAGGAGAACCGTTATATCGGTCTATTAGATACTGAAAGTAATCATTATCTGCACCGTATTCAATCCAATCCTCTCCACTAACTTCTGATATTTGTGGACTTGTGTAAGTGCTTAAATTAACAAAGCCAAATTCTGACACCTTTGTTTTGCTAAATTGCCCTTTTGCATTTCGTTTTCTCATCGAACTATATATGTATTATCATAACCATTATAATTATTATATTGGTCTTTGTTTATATCGTACATTTTATTGTCTGTAACATCTTGGTCGGTACAGAATATTCTATCTTTGTAAATAATCATATCGTCTGCGTCATCTACATTCCAAAGCGTTGTTTCGTTTTGCCATAGTTTAAAGTTTGTGTTCCAGAAACTATAAGCAGTTTGTAATGTTATATCGTAAAAGTGATTAGCAACTAAATTAAATATATTTGAAAAGACTAAATAATTGCCTACTGTTAATGCGTTGGTTATTTCGTAAGTCTGTAATACGTTTGTGCTATCGTCACGTAGCGACAAAGAGAAGTCTGCAATGTATTCTCTTGGTATTATTTTTACCTCTTGTGCTACCGCACTTGTATTTAATATAATCATCTTTTATATAACGTTTAAATAAACTTTATTTGTTAATGTTAAAATTTTGTTAAAAAGTCTAAAAAGGTTTCGTAATATCTAAAAGCATTTTATATTTGTACTATAATTAAAAAACAAAAATTATGAACACACAAGAACAATTATTATCACAATGTTTAGAAAATTTATCTAAACTATCAAAAGAAAGATTATTAGAAGAAACAGAACAACTTTTATTATCATTAACTGAAAGGTCTAATGAACCATTAAGAACCTTATCTAATTTAAGAAACTATTACAATAACCTTAAAACAAAAAACCCCCACTAAACTAATAGTGAGGGTAATCTACAAATAAAACTAAAAAAAACTATCTTATACTCCCGTAGGATCTATTTGTTCAGTTTCTGCGGTAACTGGTGCATCAAGGAAATAAGGTGCAGTTTCTTCTAACCCCTCAAAGGTAAGTGTGAAACCACTTAAATCTCCAGCAGCAGCACCCGTAACAACAGTACCACCCGTTAATTCCATTCCATTTTCTAATCCACATAGGAAGTTATTCCCATAATAATCCTCAACTACTACGTAAGGACGTCCAACCGCTAAAACTTCTAATTCCGCTTGTGTTTCAGCATCTAAATATGTAAGCGTTAGGTTTAAAGTTTGAGTGTAAAAAGTTGTTCCATTTTCTCTACTACTTGTAACAGTAGTTTCTAAAGATGAATTACCTTTTACATCATACTCGTACCACGCTGGTGGTGGTGTTCCATCCACTATTGTCGCCTCTTTTGTAGTGCTATCAACAGTTACAGATGCTATTGTTCCAAAGTCAGCAAAATACACTTTCTTAATGCCCCCAAAGGCACTTTTACAAGGTATCTTACGTCCAGTATTTAATGTACAACTCATTGTGTGTGTGTTTTATAAAAAAAGGGTAAATAGGCATTGATTTCCTACCTACCCTTATTTTGATTAATTAATTATGCGTACTGCACGATATCCTCTGCAATTCCAAACTGTACTCCAGATGTGAAACGCATTATCATTCTAACATTGTTAGACCCGTCTAAATCAGCCATATCTAATACTTTAACCACGTTAGTATCATTTAAGATACCAGTACCGAAGTAAAGGTTAGAACGTTGTGCTGCATACATTTTATCGTCTGATAAACCTGGACATACAAAAATCTTAACACCATCTACTGTAAGGCTTCCGTTGTTCCACCATTGTGATCCTTGATTGTTAACACCGTTAGCACCAAGACCACTTGCTGCAAACCCTCCTAAAGCAGATACATACAATTTAGCCGCTTTACTTGAAACGTAAAGGAATAAATCTTCTTTTCCGTAAAGTGCGTTAGGAATAGCCGCTACTACTGATTGCATTTGTGCAATAATGTTTGACGCATCTAAAACAACACCCGTAAGCACTTGTGCCGCTGGAATATCTCCCGCAGTTGCTGCTGCACCAATGATTTTCTCAAATCCATCAAATGAATTTTTAGAACCAGCACCAGTATCTCCTTGCCAAATACAAAGTTCTGTATTCTGTGCTACTTCTGAAGCAACGTGTGCTATTAAGAAGTCAGAAAACTTTGGAGGTAAAGATTGTCCTAATCCATATCCCATTTGTTGAGATTCCCAATCCTTAACGAAGTCATACTTACACAACTGTAAGTTAACCATTAATTCAGTAGGTTCCAAGATTTGTTCACTCAAAGTGATTGTTGAGTTAGGGTCAAAGTCACAATCCGCTGGTTGTACCAAAGAACCCGTTTCTAATTTTTTGATTACTTCCTTATAGGAAATATTCGCTTTTACTGTTAAACCACCATCGTCAATTGTTGATGCTGATAATAATGCCGCTGCGATATACTCCCCAGCAAATTCTCCAGCATAGGTAGTATTGACAGTTACGGTAGTTGCTAAATCTACATTTTTTAAATTTGCCATTTCTATTTATTTAATTTATTTAATACTCTATCTAATGTTGTATTGAAACGACCTTTGCCGAACTCAACACGTTTCTTTTTTGTCCCACTTTCTGGGTTATGTTTAATTGGCTTTGCAGACAATTCAACTTCTTCTTTTACTTCGATGTTCTCAACTTCTTCTTTTGGATTTACCCACACTAAATCTTCAGGTAAATCCTTACTATCCATTTCTGCTACCTCTTCTTTAGTTTCTTCTGAAAACTTTTCAGTAATTGTACGTGACTTCATTTTGCTATCAGTTGACATTTCTTCTTCTTCAACATCTTCTGACTTTTCAACCTTATCGCCTTTTAGATCTGCGATAGCATCTTCAAGGTTTTTGATACGCTTTTCCATACCTTGCCAATCAGCAACGTCTGCTTCTTCTTCTAAATCTTCAGTAGTTTCTTCTTCTTCTTTCGCTGGTACGTCATCTGATACATCTCTAACGTCTGCAATAACTCCCTCCTCCTCTACAATAAGGAGTTTACCATCTTCAAGGATATACTCCCCAACTGGCATTGCTACTTTTTCATCATCTGTTACAATGAATACTTCGTTTCCTTTTTCTAATGCTTCTGTTGTGATAACAGTACCATTCTCTAACTTCATCTCCTCAAGTTTAACCTCGATGTTTAGAAGCGTTTTAATGTCGTTTAACATTTTTATTGATTTCATAACTATATTACGTTTATTAATTAATTTTTTGCGTTTTCAATAGCATCAGACACATCTGGAAGAACATAACTAAAAGAAGTAGGATTCATTTGGTTATTGATATCTTCTTCAATATCCGCTTTTAACTGTTCAATTTTTTCTTCGTCTAAATATTCCATTGCTATACCAACTTGACTTTCCTTGTTTTTAAATTCAGAAAGTTGTGAAGCCTTACCCAAGTTTTCATCTTGTATTAAAACAACTCCAGCACGTCTTGATTTGTAAGGATTACCCTCTGCGTCTAATTCATCAGATACACCATTTAAAATGTATTGAACTTTATATACCACATTATCTAACCCCTCGTATTCGTTGTAAACCCATACAGTTCTACAATCCCATTCGTAATTTATCATATTTATTTATTTAATCTGTTCTTGTTATTACTCCTATTCCTTGTGCCCTTACACTACCATCACAACATTCAATACTGTATGTGTTTTCTTCCCAACAAAGACAAGCACGACTACTGCTTTGTGGAGATGTTCTACTTGCTATATAAGGCGTGTTATTCTTTTTCATTAAGTATCGCTATTATCTTTTCTAATATTTCGTCTGATGTGTTTTCTACCTTGCTTAATTCTTCTTTTTCAGCAAAGAAACCCTCAATAGATAAACCTTTGTATGTTCCAGCCTTAACGTCTTTCCATATTTCATCATTAGTGATACGCATAACAACTGCCCAAGCACCTTTAACTGCGTTTAAACCATATAAAGCGGTCTTATCACGTTTA